GCTCCTGGCAATGGTTCTTCTTCTACTGAGGAAAGCACCAATTCTTTTGAGCAAAGTGACGAACAACAGGGTCAGGGTGAAACTCCTCGCCCCTGGTTTACTGAGGAGAGTGATAAGGGTGATAATCGGGGCGATGATAATCGCGACCCTGCCGATCTTGATACTCCTTCCTATGAGTATGCTGATCCCGATATCGATAACGTCACCACTCAACGTAACTTTGACCGTGCTGCTGAGAGTCTGATCGATCGTCATGCTCAGTCTCCCACTTATGTTCAGTTCCCCAAGATTCACTCTGACAAAATTATTGTCAACAACAAGCAACTTTGGGACAAAGCAGAAGAATACTGGGATCAGTATTATGCAACTGAAACTTCCGAAGGTGTTGATGTCTTTGCTGGTGTTGACTCTGAGTTCAACGACTTCTGCAACAAAACTGCCAAAGATGTGAACTATCTGGTCAAGGAGTTCGAGTGCAAGAAGTCTGCATCTGCCTATGCACGTTCTTCTACCTCTCGCACTGGTGTTCTGGATACCACCAAACTGCACAATTACAAGTTCAGTGACGACATCTTCAAAAAAGTGACTCGTACCACTGATGGCAAGAATCATGGTCTTGTGTTCTTACTTGACTGGTCTGGTTCTATGTCACAGGAGATCTTCGAGACTGTTTGTCAGGTCATCAACCTTGTTCAGTTCTGCAAGAAGGTTGGTATTCCTTTTGATGTGTACTCCTTTGTGTCCGATGCAGCACTCAATCCCTTCCTGGGGTGCGAGACTTATGAGAATGTTAATGATCTCCCCGATGTTGCTAGTCATGAAGTCGGTCAGTTGTGGATCGACAATCGATTCAAACTGGTTAATCTTCTGACCAGTGAAGGTAATCAGAAGGACTTCAAACGTCAGTGTCGCAACATGTATCGTGTCGCAAACTATTGGCATCAGCGTAACACTTACTACAAGTTCCGTCCTGCTCCTCCTTACTTCATGGGTCTGGGTGGCACTCCTCTTAATGAAGCACTGGTTGCTATGCATCAGTATCTTCCTGAGTGGCAGACTCGTAATGGTGTTGAGAAATCCCACCTGATTATCCTGACTGATGGTGAGTCTCAGTGCATCGGTTATGCTCGTGATCATAAACTGACACAATACTTTGATGCACCTTATCCGAGCAGCGTTGGTTATAACACTGTGGTTCGACATAAGGGACGTTATTACTCTGATATCACTGATGCTAACCAAAGTATGACAAATGCTCTGATTCGTATCATTCGGGACTCCCATCCCAACAGTAGTGTCCTTGGGTTCCGTATCTGCAACACTCGTGGTCTTAGTCACTACCTTCGTTCTTTCGGTCTGTGGGATACTGTTGATAAATATACGAAAGTCTTCAAACGAGACAAATCTGTTGTTGTCAACAACTCTCCTTACAACGAACTGTATGTAATTCAATCGAATTCTTACTCTTCCGAAGTAGAGATGGACGTTAATGAAGATGCTACCAAGAGTCAGATCCGTAATGCCTTCAAGAAGACCTTGAAGTCCAAGTCGGTCAATCGCAAGATGCTCTCTTCCTTTGCTGGACGGATCGCGTAGTGTCCCCTAGGGGGGTCTGTTACCCCCCTTCTCCCCTATACTATTCACATACCAAACAACAGACGACATCATGCCTCGCACTGCTGACGTGACCACCACCGATATCATTGACTTCCTCTCTCGTAACTTTGGCGAAGATGTCAAGACCAACCACTTGCTTCGTGCTGCTGACCACTTCAACGTTTCTTACCCCACCATTGCCAAGCGTCTTGATTCTTACAAGTCTGGTCGTGGCAAGTGGAACCTGACTGCACTGGAAATCCAACGTGCGTATGAAGCACCTGCTGCCACTCCTGTTACCGATCGGGAAAATACTAACTTGATTCCTCAGAAAGACTCCAATTATGTCCCGTTCGGGAACTTCAATGATCTGAAAAAGATCATTCGTTCTGAGGTGTTCTATCCTGTGTTCGTTACTGGTCTGTCTGGTAACGGTAAGACCTTCTCTGTTGAGCAAGCATGTGCTCAACTGGGTCGCGACCTGATCCGTGTCAACATTACCGTTGAGACTGACGAGGATGACCTGATTGGTGGTTTCCGTCTCGTCGATGGTAATACTGTGTGGCACAACGGTCCTGTCATCGAAGCACTGGAACGTGGTGCTGTCCTTCTGCTTGACGAGATTGACCTTGCCTCTAACAAGATCCTCTGTCTGCAATCTATTCTGGAAGGTAAGGGTGTCTTCTTGAAGAAAGTTGGTCGCACTGTGACTCCTGCCAAAGGTTTCACTGTGGTCGCCACCGCCAACACTAAGGGTAAGGGTAGCGACGACGGTCGCTTCATTGGCACCAACGTCCTCAACGAAGCATTCTTGGAGCGTTTCCCCCTTACCTTCGAGCAGGAGTATCCCACCCCTTCCGTTGAGAAGAAGATGCTCAACAACTACTGCTCTGAACTCAACTGTTGCGATGATGAGTATATTGAGAACCTGACTACCTGGGCAGAGATCATCCGTAAGACCTTTGCTGAGGGTGGTATTGATGAGGTTATCTCCACTCGTCGTCTGGTTCACGTCATTCGTGCATTCTCTATCTTTGGTGACCGTCTGAAAGCAATCAAACTCTGCCTCAACCGTTTCGATGACGAGACCAAAGAGTCCTTCCTCGAACTGTATAGCAAGATTGATGCTAAGATTGACCTTTCTGAATCCCCTCTTCTCCAAGACTGATGCTGTATCGAACTAAGATCCTGAATGAGAGCGAGGTAGAACGTACCCTCGCCTCTGCTGTCGGGGCAACTCTTATCAAAAGAAACACCCCAGACAAATATTGTTATCAACTTCTAGGTTATGGTTCTTCTTTTGGTGGATTTGCTGCTGAGGAACTTGACCATGAAGTCGATGCCAGTGACCATCAACGTCTGACCCTCAGTAATGCCCGTACGGGGTACACATACAAAGAGTACCGAGCAGGTCAGAGTTATGGATGGCACTCAGATGAGGTAGTTTCTTCTGATGGTCTACGACTCGATGTTTCAACCACACTCTTCTTGAATAATCCTGATGAGTATGATGGGGGAGAACTTGATTTGCGTTTCGGTGACTTTTGTGTTAGTGTAAAGTTGCCAGCAGGGTATGCTGTCATATACCCAACGGGTCTCCTTCATAGAGTTCAACCAGTTAAGTCTGGTATTCGTAAGGTCATTCACTGGTGGGATCAGTCAAATATTCAGAATCCATTCATCAGGGATTCTGTTATTGCTCTTGATGCATCAGGCAATGAAAAGACTGACCTCTACATTTCACAACTTGAACGTTTCTGTTAATTATGGCAAACAAGTACAATGAGGAAACAATCCTCCAAGAATTGCGTGACTACATCACGGATACATATCGGCAGCATTATTCTGCTGGTGATGATAAGATTCAAACTCTTGATTTGATTGAAGCATGTGGTGACGGAGAAGCATTCTGCCGTAGCAATATCTTGAAGTATGCTTCTCGCTACGATAAGAAAGGCACCGCTAGACGTGATATCATGAAGGTGCTACACTATGGTGTACTGTTGATGCACTTCAACGACAAAAACGCCAAACTTGAAGAATACCCTAATCGATGACTTGTATGAAATTCTCCGAACCCCAGATGGATATCCTGGGTCTCTTTATGAACATTAATCCTTCGATCATGTTCAAACCTGGGCAAAAGGTTTCCACGATTTCAAACAACAAGAGCATCTTCGGTGCTTGCACCTTCAAGGACGTAGAGTTTGAGCGTAAGGCACCCATCTATGACCTGGGTAACATGATGAAGACGATCCGTCTGTTCTCCCGTGACTCTCGTGAAGTACCTGAGGTGACCTTTACTGACAGTCGTGTGGATATCAGTCATGGTCGTAGTCACATGAAGTATTACTATGCTGACGAACGTCATATCACTCTTCCTCCTGACCAAATTGGCAGTCTCGGTGCCGCTGCTGTTGTCACTGAGATCAATAACAGTCAACTGATGCAGATTCAGCAGACTGCATCACTCTATCAACTTCCTGATCTGTGCTTCTCTGGTAAAGATGGTCGCCTGTATGCTGCTGTAACCGACAAGCGTAACGCTACTTCCAACACCTTGGAGATCGAATTGGGTGAGACTGATCAAGACTTCTGCTTCTGCATGAAGATTGAGAACATCTCCATCCTGTTCACTGGTGGCGGTCCCTGTAAGGCTGCCAAAGGTTACAATGTGGAACTGTTTGAGCAGAAAATTGCTCGTCTGACAGGTATCATTAGTGAGTCCGCAGCATCCTCTATCGAGAACATCGAACTGCTGATCGCATTGGAACCTGATTCTGAATACTGATGAACATCTTTGTCACTGACCCTAGTCCACACTTGTCTGCGATCGTGCTTCCCGACAAGCACATCGTCAAGATGCCCTTAGAGTGCTGTCAAATGCTCTCTATCGTGGCATCCGACAAGTGGGGTCATGGTTTCGGCACCCTTCCCAAGGCAGACGGTACTCCCTATGCCACTGAGAAGGGTGCTTTTCGTAACCACCCATGTACGAAATGGGCAAGTGAGTTTGTGACAAACTGGCGTTGGTTGATTGAGCATGGTCTTGCACTGTGTGGAGAGTACACCACCCGCTATGGCAAGGTTCATAACTGCCAAACTGCTCTGGAACATGCATCTGTCATCTTCCCTACGGCAGACCCACAGGGTCGCAGTGGCAAAGAATGCACACCATTCGTAAGGGCAATGCCCGACTGCTATAAACTTGATACAAGCATCTCAACCTTTGATGCTTACAAGATGTACATTGCATCTAAACCATGGGTAGCAGACAACTATGTTAGACTACCCGAACGTAAACCCGACTGGATCTAATTATTATGAGTAACGACTTTCTTTGGGTCGAAAAGTATCGCCCGCAGACTGTCGATGAGTGTATCCTGCCTGAGGCAACGGCATCCATGTTCAGGGGTTTCCTTGACAAGGGTGAGATCCCTAACCTCCTTCTGGCAGGTCCTGCTGGCATTGGTAAGACTACCATTGCCAAGGCACTGTGCAATGAACTGGGTGCTGATTACTATGTGATCAATGGATCTGACGAAGGTCGCTTCCTGGACACTGTGAGGAACCGTGCCAAGTCCTTCGTTTCGACCGTCTCTCTGACCTCTCAGGCACGTCACAAGGTGCTTATCATCGATGAGGCAGACAACACCACCCCTGACGTGCAGATGCTGCTCAGGGCGTTCATTGAGGAGTTTCAGGGCACCTGTCGATTCATCTTCACCTGTAACTACAAGAATAAGATCATTCAACCACTGCACTCTCGGTGCTCTGTGATCGAGTTTTCTGTCAAGGGTAAGGAGAAAGCACACCTTGCCGCTGCATTCTTCAAGCGTGTGCATCAAGTCCTCGCTCAGGAGAACGTTGAGTTTGAACTGGAAGTCCTTCGTGAAGTTGTCATGAAGCATTTCCCTGACTTCCGTCGCACACTGAACGAACTACAACGTTATTCTTCCAAGGGTAAGATTGACGTGGGTATTCTTGGTGGCACCATGTCTGATAGTGCCATGAGTGAACTTATGGATCAGTTGAAGAATCGTAAGTTCACCGACATGAAGAAGTGGGTGGTCGCCAACATGGACAATGAACCTCAGACTGTCATGAGGAAGGTCTATGATTCGCTCTATACATACTTACAACCGAAGAGTATTCCCGAAGCAGTGCTTGTGATCGGTGAGTACCAGTACAAAGCAAACTTTGTTATGGATCAGGAGATCAATTTGGTCGCCTTCCTTACAGAGATCATGATGAGGTGTGAGTTCAAATGATGAAGAAGCACGGGTTGTTCCCGACAGATGTATATGAGTTCAATCTCGGTCCCGAAGATATGTGGATGGCAGATCAAGCACTTGAATACATCAAGACGCTAGAAATGCAGATGTATAACTTCCCTGCTGGTGTCAGAACCAGTCGTGGAGACATACATAAGGAAGAACAAATGGCACCGCTGATTGGGTTCTTCCATGACTGTCTGGACTTCATTCGTTGCGACCTTGCTCTCCAAGCAGAGGAACTTAAAATCTCTCTTTCTTGGGCGAATTGGGCACCTCCTGGTTCAGGTGCTGGTCATCCTCTTCATCGTCACAATTATTCTTATCTGTCTGGCGTATTCTATTTCACAGAAGGAAGTAATACAGTCTTTCAAGACCCTGTTGATATCCGCAATCTTGATACCTTGGAGATCATTAGGGATTGGTTCGACGGACCCTATGAAAGATTTAACGCAGAACCTGGTAAACTTCTTGTCTTCCCTGGATGGTTGAGGCATTACAGTGAACCTCATTCTGGTGAGACTGATCGGTACACTATGTCCTTCAACTCCCTCCCTAATGGTCCAGTAAATGCTGGTCCTCAGGGTGTTCCAATGGCAAACCTTAACATACTATGATTAACTCTGAACGGTTTGATTTTTCATCTATCTTTGGTGTGGTCAAATCAACTGATGGATTAAAGAGACCACAGACGAGACCACTCCGAGCAGAAGTCCAAGAGATTTCTATTGCTAAGTACAGCGACAATCAATTACAGTACGTTGGTGACACTCAAAATGGTAGAGATTTCTATGGATTAGAAGATGAACTCTTCTATGAGTCTAAGGGTATGGACAACCTCTTCTGTAAGAGGATTCCCTGGACGAAAGAGATTACACTTAAAAACTTTCAGGGAGCGAACCTAGGTTTACCTGAAAAAACCTTTGACTACATGCTACTATGGGATACCAAGCAGTATACTGTTGGTATCTGCACATGGGATGCTTGTATGAAGCATACAACTTTGAAAGATGATTCAGTTTCTTTCAGAGTTCATTTTGATGATATAACATTTCTTGCTAAGAATGTTATTCCAGTAGAGAAGGAAGACTTCGCTACTAAACTTTATAATCTAATTGAGTCAACAGTATGAAATTATTGAAGACACCCCTACGTTATCCTGGTGGTAAATCACGAGCAGTAGCACAACTCTATGACTGGTTCCCCTCTGGAATCACGGAATATCGAGAA